GATGAAATTGAATTTGAAGTAGGAGAAAAAGATGTTGACATAGTTAAACAAATAGCAATAGAATGTGCTGCGAAAGCAGGAAACACCTTAAACTTCAGATGCCCTGTAGGTGCTGAAGCCAAGGTAGGTAAAAACTGGTACGATGTTCATTAAGGAAATTTTATGAAACTAAACGCACAACTTTTCTGGGTTAACGATAGCGTCACCCTCAACACCAACTTTGATCCAGCAAACAAGAAGTACAAACTCACTGTTTGCAACGTGTCTGAGAAGGCCGCAGCAAAGCTGAATGAGGAATTTGGTATCAAGGTAAAGAACAACCCAGAGAAGCCTGAATACGGCTTGCACTTTAACGCTAAGAGTCTATATGCCTGGGAATTCAAGGATGATGCTGGTAATGCTGTTGCTGCTGACGCTATTGGTAACGGCACAAAGGCAGAGATTGATGTTACTGGTTCCTATGCACACAAGTTTGAAAAACAACACGGCAAAGGGCCTGTTGTCAACTCTCGTGGCGGTGTAGTGATTAAGGAACTGGTTGCACGAGATGCCCCATCATCAGATAGTGGTGAATCCCTTTGAATATAAATACTTTAGTTGGTGACATTTACACCACACTAGAGGGAAAAGCTCCTTATTGGGGCTTTTCTTCTTTAGACCTTACATCTTCTTTGCAAGAGGTGTACAAAAAGTCAAACACCATTAAAGAACGCCCACCAAAGACGTTGTACTTTAGTGAGATTGGTGATCCTTGCCCACGTAAACTCCACTATCGGTTTAATAGCCCACACCTTGCTGAGAAGCATGATGGGAACACGTTAATCAAGTTCTTCTATGGCAATATGCTTGAGGACTTTGTACTTGCAGTTACAGAGGGTGCAGGGCATGAGGTTACTAGCCGCCAAGGTAGGGCAACACTTGAATTGGATGATGGATGGAAAGTAACAGGAAAGATAGACGCAGTGATAGATGGCGTGTTGGTGGATGTAAAGAGCACTACCAAATACGGGGAAGAAAAATTCAAACATGGATTAGTAGACGATCCTTTTGGGTATGCACTCCAACTGGGAGGTTATGCCGTAGCATTAGGACATACTTCTGCTGGGTTTCTAACAATTCAAAAAGAGTTAGGCCATCTAGGTTGGTATCCTATAACTGTGGACAAGAAAAAAGTCATATCTGGCGCACACGCAGCAGTCAAAGCCGTCACCTCAGATATAACAGAGTTGCCAAGGCTCGACCCTGTGCCACAGAGTAAGACAAGCAAGAACATGAAACTATGCACCTCGTGCGGATATTGTCAGTATAAGAAGCAATGCTGGCCTGAGATGCGTACATTTTTATATTCTAATGGGCCTGAATTCCTGGTTAAGGTTGTAGATGTTCCTAGAGTTATGGAGGTATCTAAATGAAAATTGAATGGGAGGTTGATGATGATGAGTTTGATAAAATGCTATGTAAAACTCTTAAAACTTTACATGAATCTATATCTAATACATATAATCTTGCTGTACTTGGAGGTGAAAACGCGGATTTCCCCTTATTTTCAGTGGAATCGCTAGAAGAAAAGAAGAATCTAGAAAAGTTTCTTGATGCAATTGCTATGGTACATAACTACCATTGCACTTACGATGAAAGGATTGGAAGTGAAGATTTTGGTTATACCTGATTGCCAAATCAAAGAAGGTTATGACCCCTCTCCCCTTACTTGGGCAGGGAAGGCCATTGTTCGTTACCTTCCAGATGTTGTTGTCAACCTTGGTGACTTTGCTGATATGCCCTCTCTATCCAGCCACGACAAGGTGGGTAGCAAGTACTTTGAAGGGCTAAGGTACAAGAAGGACATTGAGACTGCTAAGGAGGCTATGAAGGCCCTCCTAGCACCTCTCAGGGAACTTCAGGACACACAGAAACGCACCAAGCACAAGGTTTATAAGCCCCGTATGGTGATGCTGCTAGGGAACCATGAACATCGAATTGATAGGGCCATTAATAATTCTCCTATGCTTGAGGGACTTATCAGTACAGAAAACCTGGAATATCAAAAGGATTGGGAAGTACATCCCTTCCTTTCTCCTGTTTTCATTGAGGGTGTTGGGTTTAATCATTTCTGGCCTGTTGGTGCTATGGGGCGACCTGCTGCTTCACCTGCTGCAATCATTAGTAAACTCCATATGAGTTGTATTGCTGGTCATCAACAGGGCAAGCAAGTTGCTTATGGTAAACGTGCAGATGGTAAATCAGTTATTTCTATCATTGCTGGTAGTTATTACTTGCATGATGAGCATTATATGGATAAACTATCGAATCGACACTGGAGAGGGTTGGTAATTCTTAATGATGTGAAGGATGGATCATTTGATGAGTTATTCCTAAGCATTGAATACCTGGAAAGGAAATTTAATGAGAAATGTATACAATAAGAAACTAGAGGATATGTGGGAATTTTGCAACGATGCATTTGATTCTCCAGAAGATTTAACAACATTCTTAGAAATTAGTATGGAAGACCTTATAATGGCGTTCCCTGAAAAACTGGTTGAACTGCACTCAAAGATATTTGTTCCCTTGGATGAGGATGGAGATGACCCTAAAGAAAAAACAAGAAAAAACGATGCCATATGGGATGACAGCGGAGCCGAGGAAGACCTTTGGGATTAAGCCTAAGAAAATCTTATATGATATTAAGAATGAAGAAGCCCTAGAGGAAATTAAGAGTTTTAAATTCAATGAACAAGACAAAAGACTCTCCTAGTAATACAGACACAGACGTTAAATCTTGTGCATCTTGCAAATATGATCCAATAGTTAAGAGGAGTATTGACGATGCCCCTCCTATCTGCTGGAACTGTATAAATACAGCTATAGTTCTTGAATTCCCTCTACCAATGTGGACACCTAAAAAATGAAGACATCTCCAATTCAAGTAACCCTTATTGACAGTTGTGGGAGTGATTTAAGCGTTGTTAACGCAGCACGAGTATCCTTCCACAAGGAGGCTGCTGAGATGTCTGAGAAGGATGGTAGGCTTTTGAACTACCTTGCCAAGCACAAGCACTTCAGCCCCTTCAATCATGCCTTCCTATCCTTCAGGGTTAAGGCCCCTGTATTTGTTGCGCGACAACTGGTGAAGCATAAGTTCCTGCCTTGGAATGAAACTTCCAGGCGTTATGTTGATGAGGAACCCGAATTCTTCTTTCCAGCCCTATTGCGTAAGCGTAGTGAAGATAAGAAGCAAGGTAGTGAAGGTGTGGTGTATGGGTCTGACCAGTGGCTTGAAGGTGCGGCATATTACGTAAAGCACTTGAACCATATGTACCAGAACATGATTGATGGTGGTGTATGTGCAGAACAAGCGCGTATGTTCCTTCCACAAAATATGATGACCGAATGGATTTGGAGTGGTACTTTAGGTGCTTTCTGTGATATGCTACGTCTGCGTCTGGATGAGCACACACAAGAAGAAACACGACAAGTGGCACTTCTTATTGATGCGGAGATTACCCGCCTATTCCCCGCAAGTTCTGCGGCTTTAAAAGGAGAATGAAATGCAAAACTTTAGATTTAGTCGTACTCAAGAGGTAGAAGATGATGAGGCATATATCTTCAATATTCCACATCAAAACTTCTCATTTGAGACTAATATGGATGTAACCTACAATGAAGTTGTAGAACAATTCCTGTTCTTCCTATCTTCATGCTATGGTTATCCTATTACAATTGAGATGTTGAGCCGTGAAGTCCCCCGTTGAGGATTGGACAGAGGGAAGATTTAATAGTTTTATTGTTAGCACTTTACGTGCTGGAGTACGTAGGTTTCCTAACAAGTGGAAAGCATTAGAGGCAGCAGCACATGGTGTGGGCCTCAATGAAGCCACTGGCAGGAAGGCTAAACTCTACTTCTGTAATCATTGTTCTAAACTATTCACTGCAAAGCACATACAAATAGATCACATCACTCCTGTTGTTGATCCAGTTGTAGGATTCACAACTTGGGATGACTATATTAGTAGGTTGTTTTGTGAAATTGAAAACTTACAAGCACTTTGCATCAAATGTCACAAACTAAAAACAGCAGAAGAAAAGCAGACAAGGACGGGCAAGACAGCGTTGAAGACTTCGCTGAAGCCTCGTATGCGTACTCACTCATGCACTTTGAAGAAGCCCTCAAGAGTGAGAGGTGGGGCAACAAAGTCTGGGGTGACCTCTCCACCGAGGCAAAAGAAAAACTCAAGGCAATTATTGAAAACGAAATAAAAGGGAATAAATGATTATTTGTAGCGTACAACTCATCACTGGATGCATGGTTGGTTTAGAGTTCCCTGAACAAGAGGGAATTGTTTGTGTGATTGATCTAGGAATCATTCGCGTATTGTTTGAGCGTTATACACCTGAAGAAGAAGGAACACAAGAATGACGG